TCTTACGCCAGCTGCGGTCATAGGTCAGCGGCTCGCTAACGGGCGTTGGATAGTTCTGCATGAGATTGTGACTTTTGATATGGGCCTGGAGCGGTTCGGCCAGCAGCTCCTGGCTGAGTTGAATGCTCGGTTTCCAAAGGCGCAGCTGATGGTCTGGGGTGACCCCGCTGGTATGCAGAGGGACGCGATCTACGAGGTCACCGCTTTTGACCACCTGAGAACCCTGGGGCTGCGAGCTCAACCCACGCCATCTAACGACTTCAAGGTCAGGCGTGAGGCAGGTGCCGCCCCGATGCAGCGGCTCATAAACGGCAAACCTGGATTGATTGTCAATACGCAATGCAAGCTCCTCCGAAAATCATTAGCCGGTGGATATCATTTTAAACGGGTATCCGTTGGAGCTGGCCAGGAAAGATTCAGAGATACCCCAAATAAAAACGAACACTCCCACGTTGGTGACGCATTCGGATATCTCTTGCTAGGCGGCGGCGAACACAAGCGCATGACAAAGAGCCCATTTGCCCAAAACACACAGATAGCTCAAACGGTGGTCAATGCCGACTTTGATGTCTTTACAACTCGCTGAGAAACTCAACGAGCACCGCAGAAGAACGGGCCTGTTCTTCATGCCCTTTCACAAAAACCACGCCACCCGGATAGACATCAAATCCGAGGAGGTGCTGGTTGTGGCCAACCGAGAGGAGGCCATCGAGGTCTTTGATCAACAGGAACAGATGGGCGCAGCTGTTACCGCTTTCGTCTACAACGAACCAGCAGCTATCTTTGGATTTGTTTCAATCTGGAGCGGCGTTGCCGAGGCGTGGTTAGTGGCAGATGACATTATGAGATCAATGCCGGTTACGTTTACCAAAAGCGCAAGGCAAGTATTAGATATCTCCGCGATATCTATGGGATTGCATAGAACTCAGATAACCGTTAGATCTACGGATACGCGAGCGTACAAATGGGCATCAGCTGTTGGATTTAACGAAGAGTGTCTGATGCGAAAGTACGGAACAGATGGTGTCGATTACTTTTTAATGGCGAGGTAAATATGGGCGGGATGTTCAGCAAACCAGACACTAGCGCACAGGAACGCGCTATTGCAGAGACCATGAAAGAAAACAAGCGTCTCAGATTGCAGGCCGAAGAAGAAAAAAGAGAGCTAGCAGAGCAGGCCACGGCAAGGCGAAGAAGTAGGCTAGCTGGTGGATCTCGGATGCTGTTATCAAACATGAGGCTTAATGCCGAGCGGGGAATTCAAACCCTGGGCGCATCTGACACGGAGGTGGCTTAATTATGAGCGGCGCAATAGGAAAAATGACAAAAATGGGTATTGTTGAAAAATTTGCTGATGCAGAGAGAAAAAGAAAAGCGAAAGAGCAAGCAGAAGCAACCGCTCGCAAATCCGAATCAGAAAGAATAGCTGGGCAAAACGCTCTTAACCAACAAGCTGGGGCTGCAATAGAAAACCAGGCCGCAACCGCACGCGCTCGCCGCCGTGGTCTTCTTGGTGGCGTTAGCGTTACTGGTGGAGAACAAACTCTCGGCAGCGGCACTTACTTATAGGGGCAATCATGGGTGGAACCACTAGAAAATTAACCGGAAAAGAAGATGAACGAAGGGCAAACGAAGCCAGGCAACTGGCTGAAGCGCAAGCCCAAAAAGAAAAAATAAAACTAAAAAATGAGCGCAACGAGATGGCCAGGATTGCTGGCGAATCTGAAGCTGCGACTCGGCGTTCTCGCCGCCGCCGCACGGGTTTACTTGAAACCGTTAGCCTTGGCAGCGCAGAACAAACACTTGGTGATGAATTAAAAATTTAAAGGAATCAAAATGCCTGATACAAAGAAAATGGAAAAGAAAGTTGCCAAGGTGATGCGCGAGTATTCCAAAGGAACTCTTAAATCTGGCAGCGGCAAAAAGGTAACCACTCCAGCCCAGGCAAAAGCAATTGCTATGTCTGAGGGAAGAAAGGCCGGTGGCTACTAATGAAGCCCGGACTATATGCCAACATCCACAAAAAGCGTGAACGTATAGCCGAGGGCTCTGGCGAGAAGATGCGTAAGCCTGGCGCACCAGGCGCACCAACTGCCGATGCATTTAAGAAGGCAGCTAAAACGGCAATGAAACCTAAGAAATAATGGCCATACAGGTTCAGCAAGAATCGTTTACGACAAAGTCTAGGTTCGTAACTCCGACCTACATTGACAAGGATGGCGTTACTTATTTAACGTCATCTGATAAGCCATTTCCTGTTATTGATGTAAACCACCTGCGCCTGCATGAGGGCAGGGCGTTTTATGTTTACAAAACATTTACAAAGAGCTCTCCTTTATCGGTCAACGGAAATTTGGATATAGCACTTGCCTGGCCAGCTGGTTATGCCCCGCATTGTGTGTTCACATATCAAAGTGGCGGCTCGTCAGAGTTTTATATCTATGAAGCTCCGACCACATCTGGTGGTACGTCAATGACGATTCAGCGTCGCAACAGAGCGATCACAACAACTAGCGCGGCAGCTGCTGTGCATACGCCAACCGTGACTTCTACCGGAACGGAAATCTTTGGAGAATTCGTTGCTAGCGGTGCTGGGGGTACTGGTACCGGCGGCGAAGGTTTTACTGCCGAGTTTGTTTTAAAACCTTTGACTACTTATCTTTTTAGATTAACAAACGTCAATTCACAGTCGCACGAAGCAGAACTTATGCTGGATTGGTACGAATAATGGTACAGAAAAAATATCAAAACCCAGAAGGTGGACTAAATGAAGCAGGCCGCAAATACTTCAAAAACAAAGAAGGCAGCAACCTCAAATCCCCGGTCAAGTCTGGAACGAACCCGAGGCGTGTTAGCTTTGCTGCGCGATTTGGTGGAATGGCTGGGCCTCTCACGGACGAAAAAGGTAGACCCACCCGCCTCAAGCTCGCCCTCAAAGCGTGGGGTTTCGGCAGCAAAGAAGCGGCCCGTAATTTTGCGCAAAGGCACAAAAAGGACTAAACAAAATGGCTGAGATGATGAGACTATCGCCAGAGGATGTGCTAAAGCGGCACGACATGGCGTTACGCAAGAAGGATGATTTCCGCGACCTCTACGAGGATGCCTACGAATTTGCGCTCCCGCAGCGCAACCTCTATGACGGGTACTACGAGGGCAAGGTTGGCGGCGCAAAGAAAATGAATCGGGTCTTCGATTCCACGGCGATCAACTCCACCCAGCGATTTGCTAACCGGCTGCAATCAGGAATATTCCCTCCGCAGCGCAAGTGGGCAAGGCTTGAGCCAGGCGCAGACATTCCCGATGATCGCAGGGGCGAGGCACAAGCTGCGCTCGATATCTACACCGAGAAACTATTTGCCACGCTCAAGCAGTCGAACTTTGATATTGCTATGGGCGAGTTCTTGCTAGACCTCTCTATTGGTACAGCCGTAATGATGGTTCAGCCAGGCGATGACGTTAACACGCTAAACTTTGTGCCGGTGCCGCAGTACCTTGTGGCATTTGAAGAGGGCGCCAACGGCCAGGTGGACAACGTCTACCGCCGTATGCGGATTAAGGGCGAATCAATCCAGCGTCAATGGCGAGATGCCAAGATTGATGGCCAACTAAAAATAAAGATTGACGCAAAACCCACGGAAGACTTTGAGTTCGTAGAGGCCACGGTTTTTGATAACCAGCGCGGTGACTACTGCTACCACGTTATCCAAAAAGAGACCAAGCAAGAGATTGTCTACCGCAGGCTAAAGACTAGTCCGTGGGTGGTGAGCCGGTACATGAAGGTGGCTGGCGAGATCTATGGACGCGGCCCGGTAATAACCGCGATGCCAGATATCAAGACCTTAAATAAGGTCAAAGAGCTGGTGCTCAAAAACGCATCCCTATCAATTGCTGGTGTCTACACCGCAGCTGATGATGGCGTGCTAAACCCGGCAACGATCAAGATTGTCCCAGGCGCCATTATTCCCGTGGCGCGTAATGGTGGGCCACAAGGTGAATCGCTCAAGGCCCTGCCGCGAGCTGGTGACTTCAACCTGTCGCAGCTGGTGATCAACGACCTGGTTCAAAACATCAAGCGCATTTTGCTAGACGAATCCCTGCCACCGGACAATATGTCGGCCAGATCAGCTACCGAGGTAGTCGAGCGGATGAAGGAACTCTCGCAGAACCTGGGCTCTGCCTTTGGCCGGTTGATCAACGAGACCCTGATTCCCGTGGTTACCAAAATTCTTGAAGTTATGGATCAGCGCGGCATTATCACAATGCCCCTGCGGGTCAATGGCCTGGAGATCAAGGTCTCGGCTGTGGCTCCGCTAGCGATGGCCCAGAACATGGAAGATGTCAGCAATATTCTCCAATACGCTCAGATCGCAGCCCAAGCTGGCCCAGAGGGTCAGATGGCAATCAAGGTTGGCGATATGCTCGACATGGTTGCTGAGAAGTTGGCCATTCCGCAGTCCATCAGAATGACCAAGGCCGAGCGTGATGCCAAGATGGCCGAGGCTCAAGAGATGGCCCAGCAAGCTGCTCAGATGGCCCAGGAGAACCCGGAAATGGTTGAGCAACTGGTTGGGGGCATGACTTAATGTCTGGCGGCTGGGAAGACCTAGAGGCCATACCAACAGATATCCGTGGAGCGCAGCAGGCGGTAGAGGATTTAAACAAGCTCTGCCTGCGCGTGCTCGGTTCAGAAGATGGCCAGAAATTGATGGGGTGGTTGCGAGCTGCCCTACTAGAGCAGCCCGTTGCCGTGCCGGGCAGCGATCCCTCATTCGCTTTCTACCGTGAAGGGCAGAACAGCGTGGTGCGAGATTTGGAAGCACGGATCAAAAAGGCAAGGAGCCTGTAAATGGAAACGCAAACAATTGAGCCCAGCGGCGAAAGCCAAGAAGCTGGCCTACTCGATTCGGTATCAATTACTGAAGACCAAGGCCAGCAGGCAAGCCCAAGCAGTTCAGACATCGAGCACCGCGAGGAGCAAGATGACGATACACCACTAGAGCGTCCAGATTGGTGGCCAGAGAACTTCTGGAAGAAGGACGATTCCTCACCCGACCTGGAGGGCATAGCCAAGAGCTGGCAAGACCTGCGTAAGCAGATAGCTCAAGGCAAGCACAAACCGCCAGCTGACGGCAAATACGACACCTCGGTCTTTGGAGATATCCCCGAAGATGACCCGGTGCGTGGCCACGTTATGGGGTGGGCTAAAGAATATGGGATATCTCAAGCGGCTCTAGACAAGCTGGTTGGCGATGTTGTGGCCATGAACGGCGAGCAGGCGCAGCAGGTATCTCGCACCATCGAAGAAGAGCGCAAGGCCCTTGGCCCTAACGCAGATGCCATCATCAAGGGCATGGGCGATTGGGGCGCTGGCCTGGTTCGCAAGGGAATACTTAGCAAGGATGACTTTGAAGAATTCAAGGTTATGGGCGGCACAGCTGCCGGGGTGCGTGTCTTTATGAAGATACGGGAGACCTACGAGGGGATGAAGATTCCTTTGCAGTCTGCTCCGGTTGAGGGTTCAGCCAGCAAGGACGAGCTATACGCAATGGTGGCCGATCCAAAGTACAAGACAGACCCGGCATACAGGTCAAAAGTCGAGCGGATGTTCGCATCGACTTTCGGTAACTAATCCTCCTCACTCTCCCTCGGGAGAGGCTTGAACGCCACCGGCTAACCACCGGTGGCTTTTTTTCTTGCATTTTATTTTTAGAACCGTTAGATATTCGTTTAAGGCCAATCGATACCCATCGACCCTTACCGCAGCGGATGCTGACGAGCGGCTGGCGTAACCAGCAAGCAAGAGGCCCAGAACACCGGCTAACCGAAGCGACCAAACCTTTTTAACTTTCTTGGAGATTTCAAATGGCGATTTCATTATCAAACGCCTTTGTAACGCTCTTTGACGCTGAAGTTAAGCAAGCTTACCAGGGCAAAGCCCAATTGGTAGGTGCGGTTCGTCAGCGCCGGGGTGTCGAAGGCTCAACTGTAAAATTCCCTAAAGTCGGCAAGGGCGTGGCCACCGTGCGCGTTCCCCAATCCGATGTTAGCCCATTAAACGTAGCGTTCTCTAACGTCACCTGCACGCTGACTGATTACAATGCCGCTGAGTACAGCGACATCTTCAATCAGGCTAAAGTTAATTTTGACGAGCGTTCCGAGCTTGTCCAGGTGGTTGGTTCCGCTATTGGCCGCCGTCAAGACCAAATCGTTTTGGATGCACTTGCAGGTTCGAGCACAAGCTTAATCGTGACCGAAGACGAGGGTGGCACCAATACTGGCCTGAACGTGGCTAAACTGCGTGCCGCCAAGAAGCTGCTGGATAAAGGCAACGTCCCAATGGACAACCGCCACATGATCATCCACGCAAACTCTTTGGCATCGTTGTTAAGCGAAACCTCGGTAACCAGCGCAGATTTCAATACCGTCCGCGCCCTGGTATCTGGTGAGCTCAACACATTCCTCGGCTTTACTTTCCACACAATCGGTGACCGTACCGAGGGTGGTCTTCCCGTTGCATCGTCTGAGCGCAAGCTGTGGGCTTTCCACCGTGACGCAATCGGCTACGCAGAGGGTATCGCTCCTCGCACGGAAATCAATTACATCCCTGAGAAGACCAGCTTTTTGGTCAACGCAGTATTCTCAGCCGGTGCAATTGCCATCGATGCCGAAGGTATTGTCGAAGTTCAAACC